ATAGGCAAGCTATGGCGGTCGCTGGATGTCCCCGGCGTCGCTGATGCCCTCATCCTCATCTATACAGGCATGAGAGTCGGGGAATTTATCGCTCTCCGTCCAGGTGACATCAATGTCCGGCAGAGGTACATCGACATTAAGCAGTCAAAGACAGCTGCCGGGATCCGTAAAATCCCCATCCATCACCGTATCCTGGGGATGCTCACAGAAAGGAAAGCGTCTGGCATCATCTGCGCCTGCCCCACCTATGACAGCTTCCGTAGGCTCTGGGACAAGGCCATGGGGCAAGTCAAAATGAAGCACACACCTCATGAGTGCCGCCACACCCTGGCCACGCTCCTTGACCGTGCGGAGGTCAGTGAGACAACTATCCGGATGATTCTGGGCCACGCCAGACCTGGAATCACAAAAGGGACCTACACACACAAGACCCTGTCAGACCTTCGGAAGGCCATAGACAGGGTTTAGTATGGTTGTAGCCATGACTCAGGGATGTGGAGCAAAAGCCGCTCTGTGTCTTAATGTGGGTCTGTGCTTAGCGTGGCTTTAGCATGTCGTTGTCAAGGGCATGAAGTGGGATAAAATGGGATAAAATGGGATAAAATTGCTTTTCCTGGTATCCACCGATGAACTGCCAAAGATTTCCGGGAGCGTTGCGTATTTAGCGATGTCGATCTTTAATCAAGCTCAAAGTGGCGTTTTGAAGGCATCAATCAACGGCGCGAAATACCCCTCAGCGGCATCTGAAAACTTGCAAGGCGCTACCCTTTCCATCGAATTTGGTAAAGATGTGCCACACGAAAACCTGTCTCCCTGCATGGCTGCCTATGGGTGGCGTCGTACGGCATAGCCACCGATGAAATGCCCAGTCATACACATGACAGCACCGTAGAAGATTCGTTATCTAGTGTCAATGACAATTATAAGGACACTTGGTATAAGGCAACACACTGGAGCAATAATTATCGCCTTATTGATAACAACATAGAACCAAATGGCGGTAACCAGCCCCACAACACCCTGCCTCCGTCCATTGCCTCCTACGGCTGGCGCAGGACCGCTTAGGCCGTGCGTTTCCAGCAATATGCCGCTGTAGATGGCGGGATGTTGTTGTGGGGCACGCTTTTACCAGTGGCATCCGTAGACCGGCTTTTTACGTTATCCTTACTGCCGATTGAACCGGCATCGACGAACCAACTGCCTTTATCTTGATATGAACCTGTTCTAGGCGAATCAAGAGTGTAGGTATGGCTGTGACTAGCCAGTTCATCGGTGGTGAGCTGATGCTTTCTCTCACCATATTTTTGCCCTGCTGTATAGGTAAAACTCCCGAAAGAGTCACTCCCGGAACCCTGGGCAATCAGCGTATAACCAGGGGGCAGGGCTTCCCACGTCCCACCAAAAAGCGTGGCAGGGCTGGTGCTGTCGTTGCTCCAGTAATAGCTTCCTACGGGGTGGGCGTCCAGCTTGGCTTTCTTGTAGACTTCGGCAACCAGTTCCTGAACCCACGCTGTGGTGGCCACCTGGCCGGAGTTTTCACCTTTGGCCGGGTTGGACGAGTAGACGGCGCCCCATTTAGCAGATGCCGTTCCCAGGGAGCCTTCCCCGTCTCCGTTTGGGACGATTGCTCTTGTAGTCATTTGGACTCACCTTCCTTCTTATCTTCTGCCGGCTGTTCCGGCTTGTATGCGATGCAGGCCGGGTTTACGCATTTGCCGTCCACCAGTTTATGAGCGCAGAACTCACAGCGCTTCGGAATCTTGAACATTTTCAACCGCCTCCTTGTACGCTTTTTGCAGGTCGGCAAAATCCGCCCGGATGCTCTCCTGGGCCGCCGTGTCTCCGGTCAAGAGGGCCACGGCCATGGAGTCAGTCAGCTTTTTGACCGCACTGTCATAGTCTGCCTTGATGCTCGCCTTTTGCCCCTCTGCTGTAGGCTCAGTCGGTGGCACGTAGGTACGTTTAGTCTGGGCATCCAGCAGGTCCTGGATACGCTCGCAGTAACCGCTGTATGTGCCGTTGGGATAGGTTAAAAACTCCCCATCCACTACGCAGCACTCCTGCGCATCGTCATAGATGACGGATTCCGGGACGGATACAGACCCTGCATCGGTTAAAAAATTATCGACGGTGTCCATGTAGGACTTATCCCCGTCGATGATCAAAACGTTATTTTTTAAAATCTGGAAAACACTCATTGAATCAGTCCTTTCTCTGCTGATGAGATGCCGGCTCATGTTCACAGTTTGGCATTTGGCACAACCAATGTTTCTTTCAGCTTTTCCATTCGCTCTCAGTCCAAAGATGCCGCCAACGTGCTGGCTGGAACGAACACTACCGTTAGCAGAAGAGAACATAACAGTGGATACGCCGTAGAGCCGTCTTCTGCCGGTTCCTGGTATCGTGATGAACTGAGCTTTAACCAGGGAATTACGCCAACCGGTACGATGGGCAGCACGGGCGGGAACGGCTTGCACGAGAACCGTCAGCCCTACACGGTGGTCAGCTTCTGGCGCAGAACCGCATAATCATCAAGCCGTACGCCGCCAGAAATTCACGACTACATAAGGCTGTCTGTTTTCGTGTCTCCCGTTGCCACCAGTAGAAGCGATCGTGATTGTATGAGAGTGGTTCCCTGCAGCGGCTGTGTCCATGTTTTCCCAGTGCCCAGCGCTGGAGCCTGTTGCCGCATGATCCGGATTCGCCGGATTCGTTCGGCTATATCCATGGTAGTGATTGCCGTTGGTGCTACAGCTGGCACTGTGGCTATGCGACGGCATCTCATCAGCAGTGAGTTGGTGTTTTACTTCCCCGCCCGTGGCTCTGTTGGTGTAGGTGTAGGTCACGCCGTTTTCGGTGTACGTACCTGCGCCCATCAGCACCCGGCCTGCAGCGTAGCGTTCCCAGGAGGTGCCTGCCCACAGCTGGTTCGGGTTCTGGTCGCCGGTCAGGGTAATGATGTATCCAACCGGGTACAGGATATCAATCAGGTCCTTTACGCTTCGCTGCTTGACCTGCTTCCAGGTTCCGTCAGCGTTCAGATAGTACTCGTTGTCCTGGCCGGCCATGGGACGCGGCACAAATCCCCGCTGCCCGTTGGCGGTCGACGTGCAGCCCTTGAAGTCGCTGTGGGCGTTGACGTCCGTCAGGTGGAACTGGAACTCTGCCTCCCCTACCGTCTGGGTATCGGATACATGGACGGATACGGTTTCAGCGTCACCCACGCTGGTGTAGATACCGACTTCCTGGGGCGTCATGGGGATATCCTTGCTGGGCAGCCAGTCGGTTTTCCCTTCGTCAGCGTATCCATAGCAGAACAGGACAGCATCTCCGGTGTACCCGTCCCAGCTGTCGCCGGTATAGTAGGAGGATTCCACTTTCGCCCACAGCCCTACTTCAGAGATGTGGAACCCGGTGGCCAGCGTGCTGTTCGAGAATTTCCCGAACGCTGCGTACCGGCCTTCCGTAGTGTCAGTGTTCTTGATTTTCTTCAGGCTAGTGATGTCACTGGTCAGCTTCTCGTTGACCAGGGCCGTCATGGCACTGATGGTGCTGGTGTCCGTCGGTCTGCTGTCGCCGATGGCCATTTTCGTAAATACCAGAGGGCATTTATTCACCCTGGACAGGGCAATCAGGTTGAGGCCCTGTTTTGTGGTGACACATTGATGAAATTCAGCCATGCTTTCACTCCTTTACTCGTATCGTTCCGTCACTGTTAATGACGAAGACGTCATCCGTAGCACCCACCGGGGCTGCAGCAGCGGGAGACACTGTACTCGTATTGGCGTTCCATACCGTGTTCGCCTTGAGTCCAAGCTCTGTCAGATGGACAGCGTCGTCTTTTATCTCGAATACCGGCGTATCCACGGACCACAGAACAGCCGTCTGCAGCACTTCGTCGTTGGCCAGCAGGCCGCACTCCACGCCCCTGGACGCCATCCGAATTACCGTACCGATGTACTCGGAAGCATCCAGACGGGTCTTGAAGTGGTAGGTGTGGCCCAGGTGGGCCGGCAGGTAGGTATTCACAGCCTCGTCAATTTTCGTGAAATCGTGCGTTCCGCTATCAGGTAAATAAATATCCACCGTGTATTCGGATGGGTGCTCCACGATTTGCGTAGCAGCCACCGTGGTGAACAGGTTAATCATCCTGGTCAGGAAAGCGGGAGTCACTGTGGGCGGCTTCCCCATTTTGGCCAGTACGGATGCCCGTCTGGTCTCCAGGTCCACACTGGTATCCACATTGATGCCCAACATACGCTCCCAGGACGCCATGCCCCAGGTAGCCGTTTCCGCGTGGAACTGTTTGGCTACGTCAATTTGTACCTTCCGCTGCCGTTCATGCTCTTTTCCCAGGGTTTCCTGCAATGCCTTGAACTCAGGACTCAGATATAAGAAAACCGGCAGATACCTTTTCAGGTCTACCGGTTCAGTTCTCAAAAACTGGAAATCTGGATTCGTCAAGACAGCACCACTTCCTTCACGTGGGGAATCTGATCATCCGTTACCGAGATATTCCCGGTAGCATCGTTGATCAGAAGCCAACTGTAGTCATCCACGCCTGTTTTTGCATCGGTCAGAATCATATTTCCGACTTTGGCATAGGAAATCGTAGTTCCTGTAAAATTTCTGCTGACAAAATACTTGTTTAGCATGGATTTGATGTAATCAGCATCGCCGGATCCAGATGTTACTGTGAGTTTGATGGTCAGATCAAACAGAGCAGGAGTAACTACTGTTACTTCCGCTCCAATGGGCCGGACTGATTCAATGTATGCCTTGACAGTATTCAGCAGGGTAGGCGATGCCGGTTCCCCATTGGCATCTGTAACCAGGACCTTCACTGTACCAGGTCCCTGCCAGAGGGGCAGCACTTTTACATGACCAACTCCGGGGATGCTGGAGGCCCATTCGATATAGTGATTCACATTGCCACTGGTGGCCGGCTGAGTCACATGGAAGTGAAACCGTTCATACAGATCATCGTCACTTTCCTGGTCGAAACCATCTGTCATTGCATCAGGATTCGTCACTGAAGTAATCCCCGGAATGCTCATGGGAATAACAGTAATGGTATTAGCTCCTACATTGCCCACTGTCCCGGCTTCAATGCATTGAACAGGGATCGTAGCTTCATTCTTCACTGCTGTAGTAGTAGTAGTAGTAGTAAAGGAAACACCTGCTTCCGTCTGGAACAGAGTCCCGACAGGCACCGTGCCATTTCCTTTAACCACTACATTTCCGACTGCCTGTGTGGCTTCTTTCCGGATAACTCCATGGTCTTCAGCGATCAGAGTAAGGTAATCTCCGGAAGCCGTCTCAGCAAAGGCAGATTTATACATTTCTTCCCGTTCCACTTCCTGTTTGGCGAATTCAATGCTGTTGGAAGCCAACACGTCATAGGCAAAAGTCCCTTCAAACGAACTGACCTGACTGCCGGCGTTCTGCTGCAACCGTTTTAAAATATCCTCCTGGCTTTCTGCTTCATACATTCATGCTCACCTCCCCGTAGATTGTAGTCAGGGTAATATCGACTGTCAGTTTCTCCCGGTTCGGAGTGAACTCGATGCTGTCGATACTTTTGATGTACGGATTCACCATCAGACATTCAATGATAATCCGCTTCATTTCGCTGTACCGCTCCTGGACACCCATAACCTTGCCGATGAAAGGACGGATTTCCAGCCCATACTGCCAGCTGTAGGCAAGGTACCGGAACCGTTCCGTGCTGAGTGCTTTGTAGATCCAGATTTTTAAGGCATCGTTGCCGGAAACAATGATATGCTGGCCGTTCTTGTCGTACTTGTAATCATGCTTATCAAAGTCATAATCAAGTTCTTTCGGCAGGTCCAGCGTTTCTTCGTAGTCTGTTTCCGCACTGGTGCCCGTAAAAGGATATTCATCACTCATGGATTTCACCTCCCTACAGTTTCACCAGACTGTCAGCAACGATGTACAGCTGGTCATTTTGGCCACCTACAGGAATCACTACCACCAGGGTCCCAGGCTTCAGAGTATCGGTCCAGGTTTCGTCATTGTCGATGGGGTGCCGATGACTCTCGTATTTAGCTTCACCGCTGCCCCCAGATTTGTCGCTGGTTTCGCCCACCATATGCCGGGTGTAGTTCGGCATCAGATACCGGCTGATGTACAGGTCTTTTGGCTCCAGCACGATATTATTCAGCCGGACAGTCAGGTTAGGCGGCGGGGTCACCACCACCCCGACCTGCGTTCCCTGCGGCATTGCTCCATCGGCTACCTGGTGCATTACATCAACCACCTTAGCCATGGACTGGGCCGCAGATGGAATTTCAGCCATGGTTACACCTTCCTTTCAAAATCGGACAGTTCCTGTTTGTTCATCAGGTTTTCAAATTCGATTTCCAGCTTCATTGTGTGGATACCGTTTTCGAATGTGTGGCTGTCTGACTTAATCCAGAACTGTCCGGTCATCTCGGGCAAGATATCACTGATTTTGATGGAGTAGGAAGACTTTGCCCGGTAGTCTCCCAACATCTCCAGGACCCCGGTTCTGTCCGGACCATGAAAGATCTTGGTCAGCTGGTTCTTCATGGCTTTGTTTGGGTTCTGCTTGTAGACAGCCTGGACCATAGAATACTTCTTGATGGAATCATCCTTTGATTCATAGCCGGTCACGTTCCCCTGCTGATCCGTGAGCATAATCTTGTTCACAACCTTTTCAATGGATTCCTTGTACCGGCTGTTCATGATGTTGGCATATTGGTTGGCTTCGAAATTCTCGATGAGAGCGCCTTTGCGGATTACATCCAAGGCATCACCATTCATGATTGCCTGGAAGACCACATCCGGATCATCCTTGCCCTTGTTGGCATTCATTTTGGCAGCGGCCTCTGTGTACGCCATCATGATGATTTGGTACCCTGTTTTGTCCTGAGCGATGAATGATACAGCCACCCCAGTTTCTGCCAGGTTACCGACTTTAATCCCCATCTCCTGGCAAACAGACCCGGCAATGTCTTCCGCCTTTATATTCACAAATTTTCTAGTGGTCTTGGACCGGGTCAGGATAAACAGGTTGTCGTAGCAGAGCACATGGACGGAAGAAGCCTGGACATTCTTTTCAACGCTGTACACGTTGCCCTGGAATTGCAAGTTTCCAGATTCATCGTAGGCATAAATCGTTTCCCCGCAGTTGATGACATAGTTGGGCAGGTTCGGATCCCGGGCATCCTGGGCATAAGTGAATTGGAGCCTACGGGCAACCTGCAGCCGGGAGCCTTCCCAGGATACCTTCCCCATGATCAGGGTGGACAGGTCATCCATGGATTCCGTTGTTTTGGTAGTCTTGTTGCCATTCCGATCTGTGGTGGTTTCTGTCTTGATGGATTTATGCTTGATGATCATAGCTTCTTACCCACCATTCTCCCGATTTTCCCGGCATTGTTGATGATCAGAGAACTCAGGTTATTGCTCTTGGCCACCCTGCGCCAATGGTTATAATCACCATAGGCTTTCTTGGTGGCATCGAGGAAGTCCCCGGCCTTTTTCTGCCAGGTAACTTTCTTGGGCGTTTCCCCTTCCGGCCGTTTCTTCAGCCCCGTTTTTTCATCCACAGGCTTATTATTGTTGGCACTGGGGATGTTCAGGTCTTTGTATTCCGTGAAGGAAAGTTCGTAATAGATATCCCGGGTACCGTCTTTCTCGAAGTAGTTAAAAGACATCAGTCCCATCATCAGGTTGACAGGGCTGTCTGTGATGATTACCCGAACAGGTTTCCGGGCCTCTTTGACTTTGATGAAGTACTCCACCAATTCAGTGGGGCTTTTTGTGCTATCCACGGCAAAGGGATAATCATGGTTCAGATCCGGAAAAAAGCTGGAAAACGTCAGTGTCCTGGCTTTAGGCATCCCGAAGATAATGGCTTCCCCCACCCGGGTGATATCCACCACCTTGTTTTTCTGTCCTCCAGTCATCTGGTACTTTTCCGGCGTAACCGGAATGATGACTTCTCCAAACTGCTCCGATTTTACCAGAATCTGCCTCCTGGTATTGACGAAATTCATCCCGTTGAAGAAGGCGGACAGCACATTAAGAGCTGTTCCGAATGTGGTCATGCGTATCCACCTCCATAATTCTGCTGGCCCTGCATGATCAGCTGAGCCAATTCATAGGCAATCTGCTGGATATCGCTTTCCTGCCGGACAATAAAAGTATTTCCGCTGATGGTTACAGTAGGTGCACCAGCAGAGGTGGCTTTGGAAAACTGTTTTTCCAGCATCCTTTCCGTTGTGGCATGGGGGTATATCCGGGAGCCGCCTGGCAGGTCGATTATTTCCCCGCCGTGTTCGTTGACTTCCGTCAAGCCTCCGGCATAATACTCAGATCCGGTAGCATTATGGTCCCACCATTTGCCCAGGGACGTCCCTGCAAACCAGCTCTGAGCACCGGACAAAGCACCGGAAGCTTTGGCTCCGATATCAGCCCAGGCACTGGCAGCCGAATTTTTAATATCTGCCCAGATGCCAGCAGCTCTGCTTTTCAGTCCGTCCAGAGCGCCTTCGATGGTACCAATGGCATCATCTACATAACCGCCCCATTCGCTGGTGGTTTCAGATACGGACTGAGCAATATTCTCCCAGGCATTGCTCATGGATGTCTGCATTTCGCTGGCCTGGGTACCAATGCTTTCGCCCAGTTCCCCCATGGCGGTTCCAATGCCGGACAGCTTCTGCTGGGCAGCCTGCTTGATGTTTGCCCAATCCTGGTTGAATCGGTCGGCTACACCATCCATAGAATCTCCCCAGGAGTCCATGGCACTGGGAGCATCGTCACTGAACAGCCAGTTTTTGAAATTGCCCATATCAGTCTGGAACCGGGAGGCTATATCCTGGCCATTGCCCATGGTGTCACCATTGACGCCACCGTTCGTGCCCAGCCGGTCATCATAGGATGGCTGCAGGTACATTTCAGAACCAGCAGAACTCCGCTGAGAAGACCATGCCGGGTCCTGGATGGCCTGGTTGATAGCATCACCTACAGCGAAGCCCACAACAGTGCCCGCCGGGCCACCGATAGCCGTACCCAGGGCAACCGCCCCCGTTTGCACAGCACCACCAATTCCCACCCGGGTCTTTGCGTCTTTGCCTTCTGTCTTGACTACATCATAGGCCGTTTTCACTCCGGTCAGAATGGCCGGAAGATATCGGACAAAAGTGGCAGCCGCTGCAGCTCCACCAGATTTCTTTCTGCCGCCGGGGACCGGCACGGTGCTCCCTCCGGCAGAACCGGAAACTGTACCATTAACCACCACATTTCTGGCGTTGATCACCATGTCATTCATGCCGACACCTGTACCGGAAACTCCTCCAGACGTGCCAGTATTTTTAAACAGGCCATTGAACTTCTTCATCAGCCCGATCAGATTCACCAGCCCAAAGGCCAGAGTGCCGCCGGCCAACACAGAGCCCATGCTGTCCAATTTCAGGAATTTGTCGATAAGCTGCTGGACGGCCGTCTTGGCCAGATCCACAGCGTCCGTGAATTTGAACCCGTTCTTCAGGGCTGTGCTCAGCTTCCGCAGGTCGAGGGTAGCCGCATCCACGAACTCTTTAATAGTGCTGCCGGGGCCCTGACTCATAAAGGACAGCTGTACAGATTCCCATGCGGATTGCAAACTTTTAATAGATCCCCAAAGGTTGGAAGTGGAAATATTTTCCATATTCTTTGCTGCGCCCTGGGAATGGTCAATGGCTGTTTCCAATTTTCGCCAGTCTGATCCGTTGGCGTTCATGATAGCCAAAAATCCAGAAATGGCATCTTCACCAGCTAGTTGTTTGGCCAATCTTGCCTGATCCGTTTTGCTGAGCCCTTTGAAATCTTTCCGCAGTTCTTTCATAATGGACCGCAGGCTTTTCACCTTACCGGTGGAATCCGTCATAGAAAAGCCCAGTTCCGCCATGGCAGAGCTGGATTCTTTTGTGGGTGCAGCCATACGGGTAAACATGGACCGCAGGGCCGTCCCGGCCTTTTCTGCCTTGATACCGCTGTTTGCCATGAGCCCGATGGCTAGAGCCGTGTCTTCGATATTGAAGCCCAAAGTACCGGCCAATGGGGCCACATACTTGAAGGTGTAACCCATCATGCCAACATTGGTATTGGAGTTGGTGGCTGCCTGGGCCAGTACATCAGCAAAATGCCCGGCATCTTTCGCCTGGAGCTTGAAAGCACTCAGAGCATCCGTCACAATGTCGGATACCTGCCCCAAGTCTTCGCCAGAAGCCGCAGCCAGAGACATGATCCCGGAAATACCGTTCAGCATATCCTCGGTTTTCCACCCGGCCATAGCCATGTATTCCATGGCTTTTCCGGATTCTGTTGCCGTGAACTGGGTCATCATGCCCTGTTCTTTGGCTTTGGCTGTCAATCTGGCGAATTCATCGTCAGTGGCCCCGGCAATAGCTTTTACCCGGCTCATCTGATGGGTGAAATCCGTATAGACTTTCAGGGTGTCAGCCACTCCGTACCCCAGACCAGCAAAACCCACCAGCTGAGTCGGCAGCCCGGACAGAAACCCGGAAGCCGCATTGGAAATCTTCCCTTTGATGTTTCCCAACGGCCCAGAGATCTGCTGTTGGATACCCACCCGGATGCTGTGCGTTTTGTTGGTCAATGCCTTGATTTCATTGGCCACCTTTTTCACAGTGCCGGTAGCGGAATCATTGGTCTTGATGGTCGCTGTGTAAGTCCCCTTCAGGCCTTCCAGAGACCTTTTTGCCTTATCTGCTTTGGCGGCTGCCGACAGTGCAGACTGCCCCATCTTTTCCATGGCGCTGCCGGTTCTGTCGACAGTTCCGCTGGCGCCTTCCAGTGTGCTGGCAAAGGATTTCATACCGCTTTTGACGTTGTCAACCACCGCGGTGAATTTATCTTTCAGTTCCAGCGTGGCGCTTAGCTTGTAGTCAGCCATGAGCGAGGCACCTTCCCTTCTGCAATCGCCATTGTTCTTTCTCTCTGTTCCTTCTTTTCCTGTTCTACAGCGGCCCAACAAAACAGTTTTTCTGTTTTAGACAGGGAAAAGAAATAGTCCAAAGGGTGACCATGGAGGACTAGATAAGCAGCTGCTGCCGCCTCCCAGTCCTCTCTGATCAGTTTTTTACTTCTTCATGGATGACTGCTTCGATCTTTTCTCCATAGCCCGCTTTGGCCATGATGGATTTCACGATAGCCACCACTTCACCAGGTTCAAAGAGCTTATCCACGATATCCGTAGGCTCTACACAGCCATAAGCCTGCTGCAGGGCATGGTCTTTCAGGGACGGAGCCACGCACAGGTTGTACAGCGTATATTCGTCAGATCCGGTTTCCAAATCCAGTGCCTCCGCCACAAATGCTTTGGTAGGCTTTTTGACGGTAATAGTCCCGATGGAAGTTGCCAGATCATACCGTTCTTCCTTTTTCTTTTCGATTTCTTCCCTGCGGGCAATCAGTTCTTCAATGGATACAGCCATGATTCATCCTCCTTGCAAATAGAAACTGAGCCAGCAGAACAGCCGGCTCAGTATAATTCTTATTCCACAGTTTCCAGGAACTGGGCATCCTGCGGGGTGAAGCCAAAGGGCAGTTCCTTTTCCACAACCTTGCCTTTTTCAAAAGTCATCAGCTGCAGTTCGTTGAACCACACATTGTCGATGACTACCCGTTCCTTCTGTCCGTCAACAGCATCCGGATCATCAATCAGCCCGGTCAGCTGGAACCGGGGATCATGGCCGTTCTTCCATTCTTCCAGGACGGCAGCAATATTTCTGTTGATGACGCTCTTGATGGTGATGGAGCCTTCCCCTTTCAGGCTCACAATCTTGGAGTCATCAGAGATATCACAGGTCACATCTTCCCGGTTGGCCGTAACCTTGCATTCATATTTCTGGATTTCAAAGATCAGTTCGCCGTTGCACCAGACCTTCCCATAAGATCCGTTCCAGCGCCGGCGGCCTCTGTATTTCACATCATATTCGCTTCTGTTCATCCTTCAGGACCTCCTCAGAACGTAAAGTTGATGGTCAGATCTTCCATGGCGTTCACCGGTTTCACATTGCCGGCCAGCACCAGCTGGGTCCCGGTGTTATACTCGCGGATCTGCATCTTGGTCATCTGGGTAGGATCATCACCATGGAGCTTGGCATAGTTGGCCTGGAATTCTTCATCGATGTCCACCGTGTTGTCCCAATCTTTATCTAGGACATTCCCCTTGATGCCTTCGAAATAAACCTTAATGGCACCGATAAACAGCATCTTGTGGTCATAGTCGTTGATATACTTGCCTACATAGTACTTCTTGAAGGTATCCCGGATATCATCAGTGATCATATCCAGGGCTTCGATGATCTTGATGTAGCGGTAATCTTCTCCCTTGTCTGTGGTGAAAGTCACCAAAGAATTGCAGGCTCGGGCAATCTTTACGCCATCCCCGTCCTGTTCGTCCAGAAGAAGCAGCTCCCCTTTATCGATCAGGCTGTCGATGTCTTCATAGACCTCCACACTTTCGACTTCCGTCAGCTTGAAGTAGGTGGCGCTGCGGTCCAGGGCCAGGCCTGCCAGGATACCGGCGATACGGGCCGTGTACTGCAGGGCCGTATAGGTTGTATAGACAGCCTTTCCGCTGGAATCAGTGTCAGTCTGAACCTTGATGTCGTTGGTGCAGAAGTTTACGATGCCTTCATGGTCGGCAGCCTGGTCGCTCAGGACGGCCTTGAAAGTCTTCCGCTTGTTGCTCCGCTGGGTCTTGATCCAGCTGGCCAGGTCCTGCTGTTCCTGGGTGGTAGCAGTAGGAGCACACAGCCAGTTCCATTTGATAGAAGCCAGCATCTTCAGTACATTCGCCTGGGTGTTTTTCGCATCAGACACAGAAGTCAGGGGCAGGGTATATACCAGGATTCGCAGGGGAGTCCCCAGCAGACATTTCTTGATCAGCTCCACGTTTTCCGGAGTCAGCCCGGATTCCGGAATGTCAGACACATCCCGGATTACATAATTCTTGATTTCGTCTGCACTTTCATTGTGCAGAATCATGGCCACAATGCCACGGGCAGACCGCTTGATGGCCGTAGTAGCCTTGGTGCGAAAATTGATAATGACCTGCGGCAGGCCAAATACTTCGGCTTCATTCGCCATTGTCATTCCTCCTTTAGTCTCGTTCAGTCAGATCAGCCCCGTTTAGCCGAAGCTCCAGGGACTGCATCATTTCACCACGGATGTAGCCAACCTCATCGTCCGTCCAGGCATCCGTGAACTGGAGGTCGAAGATGTAATGCAGCACATCGTCAATCATTGTCGTTTCCGCAGACAGGATGGTGATGTACCGGTCTCCAACCTGGAGAACAGGACGAAAAAGAGTATCCAGGGCATCGCCCACATCAAACACGGCAGACCGGTCTACCCGGCCTTTGGCATCCTTGGGATGGATATAGGTCACATCCACCTGGATGGTTCTGTCCGAGTAGGTTTCGTCCAGCGTCTGGTGGATACTGGTGGTGAATTCCACATAAAAATAAGGTGCATTTTCCGACTTCTCTACATTGTCGAAATGCACCTTACAGTTGGGATATTTGGTTTTCAGTTTGGCCGTTATGGCGGCCTTGATGGATCGCAGAGCAATCAAAGGCATCAGCCTCCCAGCAGTTTCTTGTAAATGGCGGCACAGTCAGCTTCAAAAGCTTTTCCGGATTGAAGCATGCCCCGGTGGAGCATTTTCCTGCCTTTCACAAATCCTCCATTCCGGGTCCGGTGGCCATATTCCACATGGGCTGCATAGTCCACATTATTGTAAATCTGGCACTGTCCGCCGGAAGCTGGTGTATGATGCCAGCCAGTACGAAGATGGCCCCCATTCACTTTTCTTACAGGAGTATTGTCCTGCACCCGACCCTTGATGACTTCCGCCTCCTGGTCCAGGAAGTGGTCCACCACCTCCGGGCCCCGGTCCACAATGGTCTCCAGTTTGTCGCTGAATTTGTCGAAGCTGGAAAAATGGATTCCCATCAGGCTTCCTCCTTCCGTCTCACGCTGATTTCCACATGATCAGGATAAGGGAAAGGCTGGGCGGCGTTCAGCTGGAACTGGTCTCCCTCATGGGTAATGGTCAGAATGTCATTGGGCAGAATCTTGATATCCGGATCCACGCACAGCCGCAGATCATTGCTCATGGTGAAGGCCCTGGCTTCCTGCCCGCTCTGCAGTTCCTTGCCGTACTGGCTCAGCTTGCAGGGTACATCTTTATAGACGTCCTGCAGTTCATATGTATCAGCCCCGTCTTTATCTACAGCAGCAACCTGCCTGGTGACGGTGACTTTATCACTATACATATATTTAGCCAGGTATTTCCGGCAGCGCTCCCAGGGCGGGGTCATTGCGGCCACCTCAGTTTCCTGTACAGGTTCAGCCGGGGACGCAGGGCCGCGATATCGCTTTCCAGAGTACTGCCAGCCTGGGAAGCATCGGACACTGCAAACTGGTATTCCGTGTCATCTTGTTTGATGGATTTCAGGGCGGACCTGCCGCCATTTTCCAGATCGTCCAGCCACCGGCCAATGATTTCAGCCCCGGTCATACAGAGCGCCTGGGGAAAATCGTCCCGGTTGCAGTAGTCCAGGACCTCTGCCACAAAATATTTTGCATACAGGGCCAGTCTGGCCACAGCCGTTTCATCCGCAGGTTTTCCCCGGATGGTGGCCACATTGCTCTGGATCTCCGTTTCCGCTGCAGAAGGTTCCAAGTATGTAGTCATAAGCATCACCTCATTTCAGGCATGAAAAAAGCACCAGGCATTTCTGCTAGGTGCTTTTTGTTATTTAATATGTACAGACGGGTCATTCCAGTCAAAATTGTTTACTTTTTTGTACAGTTCAAAGCTATTAATCGCTTTTCGAGGGGCTTTATCTGTGAGAATAAAACGATCGCGTTTTTTATCAAAAACATACCACGATTCATTATCAGCCCAATCCATAGCGGTATGATATCTTGCCGACATTCTCATATAAACCCCTCCCTTCACTTAATTAGTTTACAGTATTCCTTAAAATATTTCAAGGCAATTTCATTCTTGTTTCCAACTTGTAATGCAACCAGAAGTTCACTGGTAATTTCGATGCCATTAGCTTGCATCCCGGAGTATTTCGAAATCTGATTCTTCAAGAATAAAAAAGCTTTTTTATTATCCACTCCCCAGATTTGTTGAATTAACTTTACAGTATCTACATGATAGACAAAATCCAAGACATGCCCAAATTCATGGTTGAGCACAGATCTATAAGTAGACCCTTTCACAAACCAACCATCGTCAACCAACTTCTGATATTCCTCTATCAGTCGTTTTTTGTTCCGATAAGCATTCGCATTTAAGGAAATAATCCGTCCATTAGTTTCCGCGAAATCATTATTGTCCATATGTTGCGAAAGTGCAAGGACCAAAGGGTGCCGTTTATCAGCTACACCAGGGAATTTTTCCAAATTCTTTGCTAAGGTATCAATACCTTCTTGAATAAGCTGGACATCTCCATCGAACTTCTTAAATCCAGATAAAGAAATTCCACGTTCTTGGGCATAATCCCGTAATTCCTTGTATTGTTCTCGGCTAATAATCTTTTCTGGGGTTGGCGCCGGCCACTGGATGTATTCTTCATTAGCGGCCATGTTCGGGATTGCCTCTCCTTCATACACCTTCACCGCGTCTCCGCCATTGCTTTCCGGTGTGATATCCACCAGGACCGCCTTGCCGGCATGAGGATTCTTTGGGAGCACCTGGGCCTTCACCACATACTTATCGTGCCATTGGCTATAGGTCATGTCTGCCGGCACATAGTAGTTCCGCCCTTTTTCGTCCCTGGCAATCCGCTTGCCTTCCTGTTTGTGCCCGTCTTCAGGACCGTACAGGCTGCCGGCAATAGTAGACCGGCAATTCGGGTGCAGGGGCGGCAAGTTGTCCCCAGGAGAGGCTTCTTCCACACTTACGATACGTCCATCGTGTTCCCGGCAAATCGGCGTTGTACGGTTGTCCAGGGTGGCAATGAACCGGTAGTAATCCATGCCAGAAGCCCGGATGCTGTCCAGGGCCGCCCGGTTCTCCACATAGTTGAGTTCCGTCCGAACCAGGCGGGTGGCGTTTTTAGTAGAGACGTTCATCCGCTGGGCGATCCGCTTGGAAACAGCCTCGACAGACTCTCCTCTGTGGACGGCAGTAACCATTTCCTGTTTTAAAGTCTGCCCCAACAGTTTCTGATTCTTCCAGATCCGTTCCGAGTAATTTTTCCCGCTCCAGCGATCCCGCAGCACATCTTCCAGACTTTTGCTGGGAACCACCACCCGGGGAGATTTCAGCCCTACCGTGCGTCCGATTTCGTACATGGACTGGTAATAGTTGTCCTTGTAGGCATCAGAGAGGAACTTCTTCATGGAAGCGCTGGTCTTCCGGCCCAGGCTGTCCAGCTCCATCACCGTATCTGAATACAGCTTGTCCAGCCGGCTGATCCGGCTGCGCATGGCAAGGGTGTTGAGTTCCTTCAGGAGCCCCGTATTCCCAGCATTGATCTGTTTCACATACTCCTGGATAGTGTAGCGCCATTCCCGGAATTCCTGCCCCTGGAGAAGCTTTCTGGCTTCCACCTGGCTCAGATGATTGTCAGCAGCGAACCGGCCGTAAAGGGCCTGGATATCTTTCTGGATTTCAGCCAGCGACCTGGCATAGTACCGAGCCAGTTCCTTTTCAATGGTCTCTTGGGACTTCTTGTGCCAGGCCCGTTCCCTTGCATCGGCCCGCCTGGCCCAGTACTTTTCACTGTTCATCCAGAATCACTCCCATCAGCCCAGTTTGTGCTTAATGGCTACCAGGCGCACCTGCTTCGGTTCGTATACCAGGTTCCAGTTGGTCCCGTTGGCCAGTTCTGCCCGGGTAGGAGATTCTACAGCGGCGCGGGTCTTATTGGTCCAGGCAACGCCCCGAGGATGCATGATGAAGGCGTGGCGGTTGTACAGGATATTGACGCCAGCGCCCAGGTTCGGATCCCGATCCACTTCTGTCTGCACAAAGTCCACAGGGGTACCTTCCCCGAAAGCAATAGCACCCTGACCAAAGAGATAAGTGGTATAGGCGCCATCTGCCACAGGGCAGCCATCATCCACGATCACCCGGCGGTCCTGGTAGGTATCGAATTCCACAGAGTTGGAATCCCGTTCCGTTACGATCAGGTTCTGCTTCTTCAGGTAGGCTTTGGTAGCGGAATGCATGGCTACCGCCGTCAGCCGGTCCTGAGCATCTCCCATCAGCTGCAGGCCGTCAATAAAGGCGGAAGCAGAGATGTTAGCCGCCTTGCCGGTACCGCTAGACAGATCCAGCACATGGCTCTCCATGGAAGTGGAGGCGAATACGCCAGCCAGGATAGCCAGCAGTTCTTTTTGGTACTGGCGGGCCCAGTAATCTGCCACCAGGTTCCCAATAGCTGCCATAGGATCAGATCCAGCCAGGGCGCCGGATAAGTTGGTGGCGCTCCATGCGTTCTGCCGCATGATGGTGGTGGATACATCTTTGTTGGATGTAATTTTGTTCTGTTCGATTTTCGTGCCTTCCACGATGTTCTGGGCATCGCCATTCAGATCTTCGAAGAAAGGCATATTATGAGTCCGGGCCGCTTCACTGGCCAGGGCATCGAATTCCGCAGTCCGCTGGATAATGCCGGACTGAAACAGGGCAGAGCGTTCTGCCGTATGGTTGATCACATAAGGGGTAAACAGTTCAGGGACGATAACGTCCGCAAGAGTCGTACCAGGCATAAATCTTTCCTCCTTAAATCTTTACCCCAGCCGCGGCGGCCATTTCCCGGGCTTGTTCGGGGTTTTCTCTCAGCATTTGGCCTTGTTTCGTCAGGTTAAAGGTCTCTTTGGCAAAGGGATTGTCAACCTGCGGACCCGTACCGCCATGGGGCTGGTAAGGATTCGTTTTTTCCTGCTTGAACAGGAAGGGCTTCTCTTTCATGAGGGCTTCCACCTGTTCCTTCAGGCCGGAGACTTTTCCGTCTTCTCCGAGGACGAGTGCATCTTTCTTGATCAGGCCGGAAACAATGTCCAGGTCCTGAGCAGAATCCCCCAGGGCCAGCTTGATAGCGCTGTCCATCTGAAGAGATTTATACCGCGCGTCCGCGGCTTCTTTCTGCTCTTTGTTGGTTTTCTGCAGTCCTTCGATTTGGGCCTTCAGCTGTTCATTGTCTCCTGCATCCTTTTTCAGAGTGATCAGCTGTTTATCCCGATCAGCAATCTGAGCTGTCAGATCCTTATTTTTTTCATTCACTTCGTTGAAGCGAGACTTCGGGATGTAAGCCCCGTCCAGAAAGCTTTTTACGTGGCTCGTGGCCGTTTCCATCTGATCAGCCTGGATGCCCAGCTGTTTCAGCAGTTCTTCAATGTTCATAGGTATCTCCTTCCGGTTTTTACCGAGGTTCACCTGCCTCGAGAGGGGATTTCAGCTTATTTTCCGGTTTCCGCAGCAGCGGGTTCCGTCACTCCATAGGCTTTGTTGGTTTCCAGGCATTCCTGGATCATCCGGCAGATTTCATACTCATTCCGGTCCTTGACCTTGGAAATCGGGAAATCCGCTCCAAATTGCTCAATGTAAGCCAGCAGCAGTTTAAGCATTTCCATCACCTCCTTCATCTTTCAGATCATCATAGGGGTCCAACTTGTCATTCTGGGCTTTCTCTTCGGCTTCCAGCTCTTTTTCTTCATCACCAACATCTTCCACAAAGGGGTGATTCTTCAAGAGCGTTTTCCGGCTCACGATGCCTTCCGATTTGGCACACATATCCACCAGTTCCGCATCGTTCCGGATAGCCGTCCGGGTCCAGGTCTGGATGATCCCCGTCCTGGCCTTACCCAGCTTGTCCATGCCATGGAACCGCAGGATAGCCCGGATCAGCTCGTTGAAGCTCAAAGAGAATTCCGTTTCCGTCATCCCGGCTTTCAACTCCAGCAGCGCATAGAGAAATTTCATAGCCTCGCCGGAAGTCTTGTCCATGCCCTGCTGTTCCGGATCCACACCCTGTCCCATGCTGAAGATGGCCTTCCTGGTGATTTCCAGCATCTTGTCCCGGGCTTCTACTGGGATATTGATGGTCAGGGTGGATACGTTGCCGCCAGAACCAGTACCACCGTCTTCCAGGCTGATGGCTTTGTAGTACTTCAGATCTTTTAGGAATTTTCCCAGGTCTTCCCCGCCGTAATTGGTCAGGACGAAAATTACTTCCTGGATGTCTTCCAGGTCGTTGAGGAACCCGGAAAACACCCGGTCATAACAGTCAATCAGCTTTTTGACCTGGGCCAGGTCGCTGGTGGCATGGCTGTTGTTCTGAAAAGGAATAAATGGTACCCGGCCGAGATCGTGATTAAACACATTGGCATCACCATCCGGCAGGTCGATCAGGAAAGCCCCGGTAGCGAACCGTGCCCAGGGCACCAGGCTGTCCAGCCCTTCATCATTCCGTTTCCGATATGTCTGACACTGCCGGTCACCCCAGATTTCGTACAGGTCCCACATGTGGCCATCTTCGTCAATATCCTGGTAAGCCCGCAGACAGGCAACCAGACTATGGTCCAGATCAGAAGACCATACCGGGATCACCTCTTCCGAGGGGACCACTCCCCAATGGAATTCGCTGTCAGGCCCTTTCCAGTAATGGACCCAGCCTATTCCGGCATTGCAGGCGTTGACGCACAGTTCCATGCATTTTTTCTTGTAGGCATCTCCCAGATCCATAACAATCTGTTCATTGGCCCCTTCGTCCTTCACATCAAAGAGAGGCGGTGCCGAAAACATGTAGGAAGCCTTCTGGTTCACCAGCAGCTGGTAAAAAGAAAAGGGAATCCGGTTGTCCGCATTCCGCAGCGGATTTTCCATGGCCGATTCCCCGTTCCTGACTTCCTGCTTCTGCTTTTTGGGAGCATACAGGATATCGTTATTGACCAAGTAATACCGCCTTGCCGTCATGGCCTGGGCAATGAAAGCAGCATGCCCGGCTGTATATTTTTTGATGAGCTGTTTGGCAGCTTCGATATTCATAATTTCACCTCAGTATCCTGGCCCGGCCATGAGGCATGCAGGGCTGGAGCCCGTAACGCACCGCATCAATGGCGTGGTTATTCTTGTCCGGAAAAGCGTTGATGAACTGCCCGTCCCGGTTTCTTTCATATTCATAGCCGCTGAATTCCCGCCAGGCATTGGGGCAGCGGCTCCGATCTATATAGATATGTGCCCGGGACTGGAGCCAGTTGATACCGAATCTAACGCTGTCAGGGCCCTTCCTGGCCCCGTTTACGTTGGCTCCATACTCCCGCATCTCATAGATGCTTTTTGGCTCTGCAGAGTCCCCCAGAACTCTCACAGCAGGATACTTTCGGTTAATCAGTTCTGCTGCATTCCGGTTGGTCAGCTTCTGCTGATAGATTTCATCGAAGATATACAGGTCTTCGTGCTTGGCATCGTAGTGCATGGCCACAAAGGCCAGAGGGTCCACGGCAAAGCCAAAGTCCAGGCCATAATACCTATGGTCGAACTGCCCAATCTGTTCTGCCGTCATGGGCAGCGCTTCCACATTGTCGAACACAGCCCCGCCGGTGCCGGTCACTTCCCCAAGGTAAACATGCTTGTAGAGTGTTTCGTTTTTCTGCTTCAGCTTTTCTGCTTCCAGGAAGAACTGTTCCCCCAGCCATTCCCTGGGAACGTCCAAGTAGGAAGATGTATGAACAATCCGGTCCGGAGTATCCACCAGGGCATCCTGATTCACCCATGAATCTCTGGATTTTGGTGGGTTATAAGAATAGAAAACCCAGTATTCCGGCCCGCCCCGGAGCAGGGACCGTAGTGTAGTGTCAATTTCTGAAGGCCCGGAGAACTCTGCCAGTTCCTCGAACCACACAATGCCAAAATAGCCATTGGAACACTTGATAGACTTCCCTTTGTTTTCTTCATCCAGGCCCCGAAACAAGATCTTCTGCCCGGTAGGCAGGTAGGTCAGTTCCAAAGGCGAAAAGGTCTTTTTCCAGTAGGCCGCTACCCCTAGCTGCTGGATAGCCCAGAGCAATTGTTCATAGATGGAGTTCCGGGCCGTGTTTCCCACCTTCCGGAATGCCACCCCGTTCACATTGGGGTGCTGCATCATCTGGAGGATGATTTCCACACTGATGAAGGATGATTTCGTGCTGCCACGGCCGCCTTTCAGCCAGTAATGAGTATAATCATGGTGTTTCACTGCCCGGTGCAGGCCATAGAAAGATGGAGCCAGGAGGCTGGATAAGCTCACACGAACTGCATCACTCATTACCCCCGCCCCCTTCATCAATATCATCTACTATCACTGGGACGGGCGCATTTTCCAGCTTCAGCTTGTCATTGTAGATTCCATAAACCCGGCCCAGCAGTTCCGCTGCCTTGTTCCGGTCCCGGCTGGCAACCCTCACCTGCATTTTTCTGGCAGAGCTCCGGCCGTCTCCAGTGCCTTCCACAACAACAGTTTCATCCATCTGCTGACCTCTCATGACTGCCGTCAGATACTCTAGCACTTCAGTGGCATCCGCCGTCCTCTGGCTCTTCAGTTCGGCCAGCCGGGCGTCAATGGCGGATTTTATGGCAGGTTTTAGCAGGTTTTCTTGTCCAATCACCCTGCAAGTTTTTTCACTATACCCAGCCCTTCTAGCCGCTTCTGTGATATTCCCACCGGTTTCGATGTAATAGTCCACAAATTTGGTCTGTTTTTCAGTTAACTTGTGACTCATCACATCACCACCTAAATAAAAAAGACGCCCTGACGGACGTCTTCAATAAGCATATGGAGAAGGGGCCAGGAGCGGCCCCTTTCCTCCCTAGAGGTGTATTCTCAGGAGGCTTTGAGTTGTGATAGTAAGAACCTGGCAGATTTCACGGTCTGCTGTTCCCGAACTTTCACACTACTATTTTACCATGGATAAACCGGTATTTCTGTCGATTTCTGTCGAAATGTGGAACTCAAAGAATCTCTCCCTGTTCCTCGCTGGTATCCAGTTCCAGAACTCCCTGAATGGGTGAAGCCTCTGCTCCATAGACGATGCCGGTTAGGATATCCAGGGCCTTGCTGTACTTTCTCCGGCAGTAGCTGGGGTCTTCCCCCCCCATCCGGTTGGCAATCTGTACCCAGGTAAGCCTGCGGGTCTTGTAACCGCTCTTCCACCGGAGAATCTTTGCATAATCTCCCGGCATCCGATGCAGACCCTTGTCCACCCTTTCAATCAGCATCTGCTGATCATAAAGCTTTTTCTTTTTCGCTTCCAGCCGTTCTTCCATCTCTTCCTTGCGCAGGCAGAAAGCTTCCTCCGGACTGGAAGACCTGGATCCGCCACCATTTTCACCGTCAGGGCCGTACCTGGTGGTTTTCGGTCCCGGGATAGTATGGAGTGCAGCCGTATCCTGGATGATTTCTTCCTTCAGGATTTCCAGATTAGCCTGCAGTTCATAGCTGCATTCCAGGGCATATTTGATTCTCTTTCGGTATATCTCCTGTACCATCCTGGAGATGCACCTCCTATTCTTTGTCTTCTTTGCCGTACAGATGATCCCGCAGCATCTTGATGCACTGGATGGCTTTGTCCAGGTCCTGTTTTCCATTTTTGCGGGGGTATCGGTAAAGATACTTCACAGCACAGCCTTCCAGGTAGGCAGCCTGCCCTTCAGATTTCCCGGTCATGATCCGGACAGCCTCGATAGCCTCCCGCCCCCGGAAAGTGTAGTGGTCTGGATGCCGGATCATATCTCCTGTGGGCTTATTTGTCTTAAGATGGTAGGGACATTTGACCGCAACCTTCTGGACAGTGTCCCGATAGATCCGGCAACGGTAAAGTAAGCAGAGCCTCTTGCCGTCCCAGAAGAAATCTTCTAGTTCACAGTGATCACATTTCACACATCGTTCAGTATTCATCGTATATGGTTCCTCCTCATAAAATCCCGCATGCACCGGTAGGTGCAGAATCTTTTCACCTGGTGATGGTAGAAAATCCTCCAGGGCCATTTTCCCGTGGTACCTTCGAAATAGGTCAGCTGGCAGTTGGCACACTGGTGGAAAGTGCCCACATGGCTCAGCTTGTAGAGTTTCCCGATTATAAGCAGCTCAGCTCCTTTGTGATGGCATTTTCCTCATTTTTTAGACGGTCCCGCAGTTTGCTGATACGGTCCAGAGCCTGGATCAGGACATCATGTTTCTGGCTCCTGGTGGAAGATGGCTTGAGTTTGACGGACAGGTAGGAAAATTCTGCTTCCGCAGTCCCCAGTTCATTGCTGATGTTCTGAAGGCGCCCCTTCAGTTCTCTCTGTTCTTCGATCATGGCAATGCCTCCTTCATTTTCCGAACAAAAGGTAAAGGGCCAGGAAGTCCATGGTGATGAACCACAGGACCAGCAGGGAAGCCGCCGATGTACATGGCTAATCCAGTTAAGACTCCAACTGCAATCAATACTTTTATGAAAATTTTCATTCTTGTCGTTTCCATTTCTTGATCCTCGCTTTCAAACTTTCCAGAACATAATCTTGGGCCTTGTCCTTCCAATCCAATGCGTCAACTAAGTCATCATCCCGGGTTCCCCGACAAACCAACTGGTGGATAATGACAGGTTCCCGCTGCCCCTGCCGATGCAGTCGCTTGTTGGCCTGTTGGTATAGCTCCAAAGACCAATTGAGGCCAAACCAGATGATGTGATGCCCGCCGTTCTGAAGATTGAGCCCATAGGCGGTGCTAGCGGGATGGGCCAAAAGAACATCAATTTTGCCGCTATTCCAGTCTTTTTCCTCTTCTGCGCCCTGGAATACCCGTACCCGCAGTTTCGATGTTTTAAGGGCATCCTGGATGCGCGAAAGATCATGCTTGAAATTGTAGAACACCAAGGCATGCTGCCCGTTCAGTTTCTCAAGCAACTCCAGGAACGCTTCCAGCTTACAGTTATGGACTTCATGGACGCCATGTTCATCATCGTACACCGCTCCGTTGGCCAACTGCTGCAGCTTGTTTGACAGTCCTGCCGCGCTGGCCACGTCGATATCCCCATCAGGCAGCGCCAGGACCATATCACGTTCCAGTTGGTTATAGGCTTTCTTAGCTTTCGCGTCTAATTCAACCGGGATATCATCTATGATACAGTCGGGCAACTGCAGATAATCCGATGCTTTCATACTGATGCAAATATCGGAGATCCGGCCCATGATAGACTGCTGGGCGCCGTCCTTGGGATCGTAGGAGTAAATCACTTCCCGCGTCCGCTTCCCCGGGTCAAAGAATCTATCGCGGAAATGGGTGTAATACTTCCCCAGACGCGCCCCGCCATCCAGGAGATACAGCTGGCTCCACAGGTCCATCAGGCTGTTAGGAGATGGCGTACCCGTCAATTCCACAATCCGGCGGATATGCGGCCTGATGGAAGCCAAGGCTTTGAACCGTTTGGCCCGGTGGGACTTGAAACTAGAAGATTCATCCACGACTACCATGTCAAAGGGCCAGTCATTTTTATAGTAATCCACCAGCCAATCCACATTCTCACGGTTGATCACGTAAATATCGGCCGGCCGGTAAAGCTCCTTGATCCGATTCTTCGCGCTGCCCAGGACTGTAGCAAACCGGAGATTCCGGAGGAAGTCCCACTTGGAAGCCTCCTGCTGCCAAGTCGCTTCGGCCACTTTCTTCGGTGCAATCACCAAAACCTTGTTAACGGCAAATCGACCGTACTTTAGCTCCATAATGGCGGACAAGGTGATCACGGTCTTACCGAGGCCCATGTCAAGGAACAACCCGATTGCCTGATCTTTTACCACCCGATCAATACAATACCGTTGATAGGGATGAGGAGTAAATATCACGCTGCATCATCTCCTCCCGAATGATCCTCCATCAGATAGTCCACAACGCCCTTCAGGCCATACAGCACCCGGGTGTAGCATCCCAGCTTCAGAAGTCGGCAAATCTGCACAGACTGCAGCTTGCTTAAGCGTCCGTTATCGGTCTTCAGTTCGATGAACTCGACTTTGCCGCCTGGCCACACCACGATTCTGTCCGGCACACCGACATTGCCAGGGCTCACCCACTTATACGCTTTACCACCCTGCGCTTTCACCCCGTTCACTAAATGACGTTCAACATCGCGTTCCAGCATATTGGTCCTACCTCCTTTGCATATTTATTTAGTTTGGCGGATATTTATGCTTTAAAAAATTTTGCCCAAGAAAAACCTTAAATCCAACTGGTTCAACTGGAATTCAACTGCTTTCAACTGGTTATTTCAGTTGATTCAGTCGGTTTTAATATATCTCTTAAATAGAAGGTTCCGGGTACCCATTAACCCATAAACCTAGAGATAATGCAGTTTAACGCCGGAACTTTAAGCGGAACTTTCTATTTTTGAGGTTCCAGCTATTTTTAGGGTGGAACTTTCGAAAGTTCCGCCTTTTATACACTGATATTCATAACCCTCTCAAATCCTTTTTGTTTTCCGGCATATCCAAATCTTCTCGAAGTAACATTTCTCCGCCATCCTGGAGTATTCACCAACACCTGATTGATTTCGTTGGCATCGCTCCGCCGCATATGCTTTGGATCGCCCATGAAGAGTTCACACCAGATTTCTGCGGCGCATACCTTCTCTCGGGGAACAAGATCTCCCGTTCCCGCCATCCCACCATTCCAGAAGATCCGCCGCGCCGATAGGCTCAGGCTGGAATAATTAGGTGGCACCGGCTTTTCGATCCAGTCTCTGATCATCCCTTCCCGGATGCTGTTCTCCCGGTGGGCTTCCTGGGCTTCCCGGGTAGCTGCATCCAGTTCCGGGGTATCCATGAAGAGCTGTTCACCTTCCGTATACCGTTCAACCGCTTCGGCCCATAGTTGGTCTACTTCGTCAGGAAGCTGGACCCAGATATTTTTAGCCGGCTTATGCAGGCCCACATCGACGGGCCAGAAGCGGCGGTTTCCAGTCGGGTCTTTCAGGAAGTCATGGTTATTGCAAGTCCCGAAAAATACACCCTTCCGAGGGAACCGGACGGCGTGCTTGCCGTAGGGCTGCCGGTACACATCATCGCACCTGGACAGGAACTGCTTGACGATATCCATTTCGGACCGGTTGTACCCGGACATTTCGCCGATTTCGTTGATCCAGATGCCCTGGATCATTTCGCTGGCCTCTTTTCCGTTGAAGTTCTGCAGACTGTCGCTGTACCAGTTCTTCCCAATCGTCTTCAGGAAAGTCGTCTTACCGATTCCCTGGGGACCGTTGAATACGGGTACATAGTCGTACTTGCAGCCAGGGCGCATCACCCGGGCTACGGCCGCGGTAAAGCTCTTGCGGGCCACCGCACGGGTATACGGTGTATCTTCGGCCGCCAGGTAATCGATGAACACTCTATCGAGCCTTTCCGTGCCATCCCAAATCAGGGCTTCCAGATAATCCTTGACCTCGTTGTATTTCTGCTGGTTGCTCACCAGCATGACGGCTGCCAGGGCTTTATCCCTGCCGGTGATATCGTACCGGTACTCCAGCCACCACAGGAGACCGGCGTCATCGGTATCCGTCCAAAGGCGCTTATCCGGACAGGCGTTCCAGGGCAGTTCCCCAAGGGCCATCCCTTGATTACTGAAATCGTCGATGGCGATTTTACCTTTAAGCAGCGGGTCGAACCTCAGGATCCGCAGGATGTTGTCCATGGTCTTCTTCGGGTTCCCGGTATCCGGGTTATAGTCCAACTTGGCTTCCCGCATCCAATCCACATTAAGCACGGTTTCAGTTGGTTTTTCTCCGATTTCCAGTTGATTATCTTCTGTTTTCACTTGATTATCTTCGTTTTTCAGATCAGTGAAAACTGACATCGTTTGCTGTGCTTTTTCTAAGTTAAGTTCCCGGAGGACCACTTCATCTTCCATGGCCAACTTACGCATGGCTTTGAAGGATGGCCTAGCATTACCGCCAGTATGCGGCTTTATATCAACATCCAGCTCGTGGAACAGATGGATCCGCACCAGGTCAAAAGCGTTTACCAACTGATCGCAGCAGGGGTCCGTAGCATGGTGACTGTAAAGGAACTTACCATCCTCGTACAGCACTGCCCCGGCGGTTGTTGTGCCGCCTGTGTAGGTCATCCGATCTGCCTTGCCTTCCACGTCTTCGTAGGCGTTCGGGAGATACTTTAGAAGGGCGCCCCTGATGTCGTACACCCTGCAGAATGCCCCAATGAGACCTTCCTTTTTAGTGGGATCGGACTGCCGCGCCAGAAGTACCTTTGCCCTGGGGGCCGCTCCGGGCACCTGTGGCCACGCTGTCATATCCCGCCAGTCGTCATATTGGGCCAGGATTCCATCCGCACTGGCAAACGGCTTATCCTCGAATTGGAACACGTACTCGCTGTCTTTACTGCAGCCGGGCCAGTACATCAGCCGGGAGGCTTCAAAGGTTGTAGGGTCACAATATTCGATGCCGATCACAGCCGCCAATTTTCGTGCTACAGGCTCGTATTCGTCCGGCGTGACCGTTTTATCCAGCGGGATGATAATACGCAACCTGGGCCGATATGGCGCATGTGAGCGGGTACTGTAAATGCAGTAAGCGATGCCTAAAGAGGATACGCGCTTCAAGACCGCATCCGTGCCCCCCGATGGGATATTATCGAAATCCAGAGTCACAAGGTCCCGGCCGGTCACGGCTTCCGCTTTGCGCCGGAGCCCGTTAAGGGTCCCCCCAACGAATCCTCCGATATCCTTCAGGATTCCTTGCTGGGCCTTCTGCATCCGGATGTACTCGTCGAAAGTTTCCTGGCTGCGGATTGGTACTTTGACCCGGCGGATGAAGTCGGACCAGAGTATTTCAGTGAGCTGCCAGTTGAGAGAATTGCGGCTGGAGCCGACTGAGATTTTGAGTAATCTGTCGTTTAACATGGCTAATCCTTCTTATAGAATGGGCTGATAAAGCCGTCAGCATTGAGCAAGAGCCCAGGGGCCCAAGAAATCGGCTTACACATGAGCGCAATCACCCGCTGGAGTTCGTCCGGGTGCATTTGTGACTCTGGGACTTCCAGCACTACTTCATCATGGATGTGCATCACAGGATCATATCCGATAGCTACCAGGTTCCGGATTGCTTCGCAAAGACAGTCTCTGGCGATTGCTTGGATACAATTTTCTGTGATTTTTCCGCCGTAGGTTTCTGTATACGTCCATTGGGATCCCAGTTGTGTCCGATACTGGATGCTGGAAAAGCCGAAACGGTTCTTGCACAGTCCCGGCTGTGGATAGAAAAGCTGCCGGCCGTTTGGCAGCGTCATCACCAGGTAGTCATATCCGTATAACATGTTTGCCTTGTGCTGGAAGCTGACGCCTTTTGTCACGGGAACAAGTTCTGCAGTGCCCAGTGCCTTGATGGCCGCTTCCTCCATCTGCCCCCAAAGCCGGACAATGCTGGGGGACGCCGTGCGCCACTGACTGACCACCTGCCGCAGTTCGTCATCGTTGAGTCCCATCTTATCGGCGCCCATGGCCTTAAGTGCGTTGACTCCGCCGCCATAACCACAGGCCAGCGTTGCCACCTTGCCCTTCGCCCTCAGTTCACCGTTAATGCCGTGTTTCACAACCGGTACGCCGAACATGGCAGAAGCTGTAGCACAGTAGATATCCTTGCCAGCTGCAAAAGCTTCCATTTCCCATTTTTCGTCCGCAAGCCAAGCAAGGACCCTAGCTTCGATGCTTGAGAAGTCAGCTACCACATACTGGCAGCCGGGCTTAGCCACTAAAGCAGTACGGATGAGCTGGCTCAGGATAGCAGATACGTTTCCGTATAGCAGCTCTAGTTTTGGTAGGTTGCGCGCCTTAACTAACTTTCTGGCCGTGTCCACAGCAGTCGGCACATCGTGGGGCAGGTTCTGGGGCTGCAGGATCCGGCCAGCAAATCTTCCTGTCCGGCTGGCCCCGTAATATTGCATCACGCCGCGGATCCGTCCGTCAGTACAGACGGCCCGTTCCATAGCAGCATATTTAGCTACTGAGCTTTTGGCCAGGTACTGCCGGATTTGCAAGACTTTTTTGGGGGTTCCTTTCGTAGTGACCAAGGTATCTTTAACCGTGTCTTTGGTCAGTTTCTCAAGATCTGGAAGTCCGTTCTGGTTGAGCCAGTCCAGCAGCTGGCTGCGGCTGTTAGGGTTTTCGATCCCGGTGAGCATTTGTACTTGTGCAATAAGTTTCTCCCGGTATTCGGTATCGATGGCAAGTGCGCCATGCATAAGATCCAAGTCGATGCCAACACCCCGACAGTTGAGATGATAGTTGATTTCCCGATCCCGCCATACTTCCTCCGGCACCGGGAATGCTGCCAGCCGTTTGTAGTCTTCCATTTCGGTGACAACATCCTGCCGGTTATATTCCTTGAAAAGATCCCATTTTTCCGGATCTCCGTAGGGCTTGTTCCGTGTCCGGCCTCCGTTTTTCTGGGTCGGCTTGCAGGGTACGCAGAAGTACCGGATCAGAGCTTTGCCGATGGACAATTTCTGCTTATCTGCAGGAAGCCCTAATACCTTGCCCAGGGTGGCCAGCCCTGCCGGATAGCCCAGATACATGCTGTGGATCATCGTGCAGCGCCATTGCTCGATTGGCGTCTTATATCCGGCATGGTTCAGACAGGTCACTTCGAACTGGTCATTGTAGGCGTGTTTGATTACATCTGGGTCCTGGAGGTCTTTAATAATACTGTCCGGGATTGTTTCACCCTGGGCCAGATCGATGACATGGACCGCGCCAAAATCGTAAGCATAGGCGAACAGGAGGATTTCAAAAGCTGGTGTATCGCAATACCGCCATACCCCAGTTTTCCCGATATCCTGGTCTGAAAACGTTTCTATATCTATGCTGAGATGCCGCATGTTCCCCCTCCTTTCTTCAGATAAAAAGAGCGGGGCCAATTAAGCCCCGCGATAAGCCTTACATCGGTTTGCCGGTCAGCGGGTTGATTCTTTGGGTATTGGCGGCCATGCTGGTGAATACACTGGCCGCGGTCGGTGCGCCTCCGCCAAAAGCTTCCCCATCGGCTGTCTTCTGGACCGGGCCCAGGCCGCAGCCAATTCCCTTCTTACCGTTATACAGGTAAGGATACATATTGACACATACGTTAGCATACATCCCACTGTAAATCTGGGTGGGATCTAGGATCTTGTTCAGATGGCGGTCAACGATTTCAATCGGATAATCAGCTTTTGCCCCGGCGGTCATGACCCAGTGTCCTTTGCATTCAGGGCCGAACTCTGTCCCATCCTGCTTTACGCCATCTCCATCATGAACCGGTGTCGGGCATACGGGAGGGACGATCCCGCCCCATTGGCTTTCTGCGCCCCGTGCTTTGGCAGCTTCGATGGCTGCATCTAGTTTTGCTTTTCCCGCTACATCAGTCTTAGGCAGCAGGATCGTGCAGGAATATTTGGCCGGTTGATCCGGATGGCTGGCAAAAGGTTTTACCAGGTGGACATAACTCAGTCTGACATTCTCCAGTACGCATTGTGTGTTGTTCATAATTACGCCTCCATATCTTTAAATACATTTTCAGCCTTGGCCACGTTGCTGATGGCCGGCCGTTTATCTGAATCGGGCACCAGGGTAGGTTTACCCGGATTCTTAACGATAAAGTCTTGCATCCATGCTTCGAATTCTTTCTTGCCTACGGCTTTCTCGGTCTGCGCAAGTGTAAGCGGCACCCGGTTATACAGAATGGATTCAGGGATACCATGCTGCAGAAGTACCGTAAACGCTTTTTCCTGGTCAGTCCAACCCCGGCTGCCGCGCCCTTCTACCGCCTTCCATCCGGGGATCTCCGCACCGTTGAGGGCTGAGGTAAGTGCGTAATCCTGCAAATCCTCGATCCATTGTTTCAGCCCCTTGGCCAGTTCCAAGTACTGGGAAAGGCTGCTTGGCTTCAGTAGTTTTGGATCTCCGGCTTCTTGGGCTTTTAGGCCAACGTTTTTGTAGTAGTCTGCGCGGGCTTTACACTGCTGCCGGGCCCGGCAAAACCGGCACCAATCTCCGGGCTGAGCTTCTCCCTCGCCTTTCATGGCCTTATCGGCTGCAGGTTTGACCACGTTCGTTCCCCAGTCCCGCAATTCAGCGACCGAAATAGAATCGGTATTGTAGTTGTTGATCCGGGGCTGGATGATGGTCATAGTAACCTGCTTCAGAGGATACAGAATTGCGTACCGCTCCAGGGCGCCCAACGCATATAGCCGCAGCTGTGGGTTGTTTTTGGCGTCAACTTCCACGCCTTTGCCGTGTTTATAATCTACGATATTAAGGGTATCACCGCCCAAAATAAGGCAATCGGCTGTACCGAAACCATCCGGCACATACTTGGAAAAATCTACTTTCTGTTCGGCTACCACGTGAGGTAAATTCGGGTAGGAAAGCATGATGCTTTTAATCCGATCCAGGTACTCTTCGCTGTATTCGTCCATTTCTTTTTGATACCCTGTCTCTTTCTGGAGTTTGTGCAGCCGCCGGGTATAAGTGCTGCTGGCCATAGGCTCCACCGCATATTTCCGCAGCTTCAGTTCACATAGCTTATGCGCCAGGGTCCCCTCAGCCGCATATGGGCTGGCGGTATCCGGAAATTTCGCTTCCAGAGAAGGTGCAATGGGGCAGTTCAGCCACCGGTGGGCGCTGGACGCGGAAAGGAATGCATGGGCGGTCATAATTTAGCCCCCAGGGCCCGAAGGTCCGCAGCTACCGATCCGAAATCGGATTCTTTGATCGCCATGAAGCTGTCCGCGCCATATTTCCGGGTAAGCGCAGTCATTTCATCGAACTTTCCGGCATCGAGTAAAGGAGCTGCTGCTGTGATCAGATCATCCAGGGTATAGGTTTTGGCAGGTGCTGCGGGAACCACGGGAGTTGCTGTTGGAATGGGCGCCGCGGGATTGTTGTTTTGGATGACCACGGTGGAACCCGGAGCCAGCTTGATGGGCGTATCCTTCGCTGGGATTTTTTCGGCTACATAGTCCGGATGGGCAGCGGGAGCCGGTGCGGTGGCCGGTTTGCTTTCCGGGGCTTTGACCACCGGGGCCACAGCCCCGTCGATGGCATCCAGGCTCCGGACGACGGCGTCGACCAGGCGGACCATATAGTCGTCACAAGTCAGTTTAATGTTGATGTTTAAATCCATGGTTTATCTCCTTTCGATTTGTGGTATAATCACAGTAAGGTTTTCGATTGATCTGCTCATACGAGCAGGTCATTTTTTTGTTGTTTCGACCGTGAGCAGCTTTTCCAGTTCGCGGGCCCAGGGGATCCCTGCGGTCCGCATTCCTCTGACGGCTATCGTGAGCAGGGTTTCGGCTAGGGTTTCCCGGTCGGTCTCTGTCTGCGCATCTGCGGCTGCGTGTTTGATCAGCTCGTCCGCACAGTCCAAAGCAACCCCGAGACTCATCTTAAACGAGACAGCGCCGGTTGGTGCACTATCGTCCTGCTTGGCAGCCAGGACGGCCCACTCATCAAAGCCGGCATCACTCAGTCCTTTGATGGCCCTGGATACCGCTCCAACCTCGGCCTTATTTTTAAATACTCTCAGCATTGGTTTCACCCCCTTTCAGTTCATCTTTTCCAGCTCATCGGATTGGTCTTGACGGTTGACGCGGCCCTCGATCTCTTTGGCTAGGCTCGGGTTGACCTCGGCCAGGGTCTGTTTGACGATGGTCACCAGATAGGCCAGCTGTTCTTTAGGGGTGTCCAGGTGTCGCAGGGCCGCTTTGAGGATGGCTAAGGCTGCGCAGGCGCCGAAATTCAGGTCCATGCATATGTTGGAGGTTATGCTTCGGGGTTCTCGGCCTGTTCTGTCATCCACATAGTTTCCGGCAGAAATTGTCCAGTAATCAAAGCCGGCCGCTTTGAGGACATCCCCAGCCTGGGCCATGGCTGCTTTCTTGGTTTCTGATAGTTTTTTGGTCCGCTTAAGCACAAGGCCGTTATCATTCTTGGTCATGCTTCCGTCTCCTTTCCCGGTTGAGGTATGCCGCCATGGCATCTGCTTCGCATCGGCAGTGGTAGTTCTCCTTGTAGTAGTCGCTCAGGACCTTTGTGATCAGGACCTCCCGGAGCACCCGGTACCGTCCTGTAGCTGGGTCCTTGACCACCTTCCAGGCCTTTTCTGTGATTCGGCAGTCAACCCCTGGTCGGGACAGGTCTGTGGTCTGGTCTCCAAAAAGATCCGCCATAAAAGGCAATTTTTTATTTTCGTCCATTGTCCTCACCTCACTTGTCGGTGCTCCATTTTGTAGCGTCGTGCCCTGGCCGTTCTTTCCACCGATGATGGTGAGGCCGTTGGCGGATGGTTCCAGCTTGACCGCCTTCACCCGCTTGAAGTTTTCGATTTCCAACGTGTTGATTTTCATACTCTTTCCTCCGTGGTATACTAGAGGTGAATCGGGATAGATTCACCAGGTCCGCCAGCACTGCCATGCTGACGGGCCTCTTTGTTTTCATTGGTCATAGACTTACCCCCAGATTGCCAGATTGATTGCGATGATGAAAAGGGACACGGCCCCGAAAAAGCCAATCACGACCCCCTGGAATCGGGGTCCCAGAACTTCAAATCCTTCACAGATCAGGTCAAAGAAATCACCGATAAAGCTAAACAGCGCCCGGATGAGAATGTAAACAATCAGCGGCGGCCAAAGCCACAGCGGGGGATGCTTTCTCAATCGCTTTTCCATCTTTATTCCTCCTTTTATTGGCAAGCCAGGCCACGTATTCAGCCTGGTGGGTATTGACGTATTCAGTTATTAGCTCAACCAGCTTGTTCATGCTCCCTCCTGTTCATGTCGTCAGCACAATCCTGGGCTTCTTTCAGGGTGCCGAACCGTGCATCCGTGAGATACATTGAACCGCTCTGACCCATCTCTGCCCGAAGCATTACCTCGCCTTTTGAGTTGCGGACAACATAGTCACCGTCAGGCCGTTCTGACGGCTTCCAGATATTTTCCATAAGAGAACCTCCTTTTAAGTCGCATTTATGCGACTTTCTTTTCAAAAAAAAATTTCGTTCAGTTCTTCATAAGAAAGACGCAGTTCTCTGGCAATAGCCGTAACTTCTCCAATGGTGAAAGTTTCACCATTGACCTCAAATCTCCGATACAGCGTAGCCGGATTGATACCGATAGCCATGGCCAGGGAATAAATAGTAAATCTTTTTTCTTTGATTTTGCCTTTTAATTTATCCAGATTAACCACTATTTTCACCCCCTTCTTTTCGCATTTATGCGACTTTTGATATGAACATATTATTCTATTCCTTTCTCGTTGTCAATATGTTTTTCTAAAAACATGCGACTCTTTTATAAAGATTGGCATTTATTTATTGCATATTTGCGAAACTAATTGTATAATATTGCCCAAATAAAGAAGGGGGAATGGCCGCTATGGAAAATAACATTGGTGCAAGAATAAAAGAGTGCCGAAAGCGCGAGGGCCTTTCCGCAGAAGAACTTGCTAAAAAGCTGGGGAAAAACAAGGCAACCATATATAGATATGAAAATGCCGATATTAAAGACCTCCCCATTACCATACTGGAGCCCCTGGCAAAAGCATTAAATACCACTCCGGCATACCTGTTGGGATGGGATAAAGAAGAAAGCAACAACCTTTCAAGCAGAGAAGAAAGAGAAATCGAATCTGACCTGGAAGATATGATGAACTCCGTTTCTTCTGCTGCCTACGATGATAATGCAGATATGGAAGATATCGAAGCATTTAAAGCTACCATTAAGGCAGCTATGATCCAGGCAAAAAAGCTTGCCAAAAAGAAGTACACTCCAAAGAAATTCCGAAAGGAGTGATTGCCATGGATGTCAGAAAGAAAGTAAAACAGCTGATACGCAAATATAAAACAGATGATCCGTTCAAGCTGGCGGATCATCTGGGTATCCACGTCATTTACGGAGACCTGGGCGGAAAGCTGGGGAACTACCTGAAATATAAACGTTCAAAGTTCATTATCATAGACGATAAACGGACCCCGGAAAACATGCTGCTGTTTGTGTGTGCTCACGAATTGGGCCATGCTCTCTGCACTCCCACGGCCAACACTCAATGGCTAAAGACCTATACCATGAGTGTAAACACTGATAAAGTAGAACATACTGCCAATAAATTTGCTGTCAGCTTGTTGTTAAACGAGCAGTATTTGTCTGAATATCCTGATACGTCTTTGTATGACTTGGGCGCGAACAGAGGCGTTCCGAAGCAATTTATTGCCTTGTTAAAGGAGATGTGACATGATTGCTTTTAATGATCGCTGACTAGTATTATGGGGCTGTTTTAAGAGGAGGAAGCCATGTCTCAGAAGTGTGTCATATACGCCCGTTATTCGTCCGACAGGCAGCGGGAAGAATCCATTGAAGGGCAGATAAGGGTATGTGAAGAATTTGCCCTTAGAAACGATTTAGAGGTCATACAGACCTATACTGACCGTGCGCTTACTGCCAGGACGGACCGGAGACCGGCCTTCCAGCAGATGATTGCCGACTGTAAAAAACGGCAATTCAGTTATATCCTGGTGTACAAGTTAAACCGCTTTAGCCGGAACCGCTACGACAGCGCCGTGTACAAGCATAAGATTGCCCAGTACGGAGTCAAAGTGCTGTCAGCTATGGAAAGAATCACGGATGATCCATCCGGTATCCTCTTAGAATCTCTGATAGAAGGGATTGCAGAATACTATAGTGCTGAGCTGGCGGAAAACGTGCACCGGGGTATGACAGAAAATGCCCTGGAAGGAAAGGCGAATGGCCGGGCCCCTCTGGGATACAAGAAGGGGCCGGACGGAAAACTGGTGGTGGACGAACGAAACGCCAAGGCCGTCCGCTTTATTTTTCAGAGTGTCCTGGAAGGCCGGGCCCTGAAGAAGATAGCCGGGAAACTTAATGCCATGGGATATAAAAATTCCTTTGGCAGGCCGTTCGCGTCCGGCAATTTCGGGAACCTGCTCAGGAATAAGAAGTACATCGGGATCTATCACTGGGGAAATGAAGATGTTGAAGGCGTAGTTCCTCCCATTGTTGAACGGTCAGTCTTTGATAAGGTCCAGGAGCTTATAGAATCCCGGAAACACAAGAGCACAAGAAAGAGGGTAGAGAACTACCTTCTAACCGGCAGAATGACCTGTGGCCTTTGTGGGGCTGCCTACATCGGAAAAAGTGGGACCAGCCACACCGGGGTCCCATATGCCTATTACTGCTGCTCTAACAGAGTCCATCGGAAAGGGTGCAAAGGGAAAAACTACCGGCAGGACAAACTGGAAGAATGGATAGCTTTGGAAACATTGAAGGCCCTTAACCGGCCGGAGACCATACGGCAGCTGGCCAAACAGATTATCCGGATCCAAGAGGAAGCAGCAGGCGAACCGGATCCCGTTGTAGACAACCTGGAGGCCGAACTAAAGGACTATAAAAAGCGGGTGGCAAATTCCATTAAAGCGATAGAGGCCGGAGTCATATCGGAAACAATCTCCCGGAACATCACAGAGTATGAAGAAAAAATAAAGGCCCTGGAGAAAGAACTCTCCAGGGCAAAGCTGAAACGTCAGCCATTCACATTGACACAGGATCATATTGAATTTTTCCTTACTTCTCTTTTGGCCGGTGATCCGGCAGATGCTAAATATCGCAGCCAGCTCATTGACACGTTGATAGCCGGGGTGGTTATATATCCGGATAAGATTGCAGTGTACTACAAATACCAAAAAGAACTTCCTTCACTCCGGAATCCGCTCACGATTTCGGAAGAAGGAAGTTCGAATGGGAAAAAGTTGGTGGGCCCACAAGGATTCGAACCTTGGACCAACCGGTTATGA